GTCAACCTTTAGGCTTACTATCCTCATTTCCTTCCTTCAGCCTGTTCCACCATGATATCGTCCAATTTGCATATTGTCGCTGTCGATCTAGAAAGGGTTTACCCTTAAAGTTCTTCAGAGATTATAGGCTCCTTGGAGATGACATAGTAATATTGAACAAGGAGGTAGCTGATGAATACCAGTTTCTGATGCAGGATGTTCTTGGCGTTGCCATTAACATGTCTAAATCAGTAATAGGAGATTCAAAGAATTCTCAAATAGAGTTTACCAAAAGGTTAGCTCTAAATGGGAAAGAAATGTCATCTGTTAAGAGGAACATCCTAACTAAGAATGACATGCAAAGCATGTTAGAATTAGTAGATATTCTTCTTAATCGTGATTTCATTTCTCCAGATACAAGTCACTATGGTTTGTATCCGTTCTTGAGTTCGAAAGAACAGACTATGTTTAGCTTCATGCTCTGGGTTAGATCTGGCTGTGAGGCCCCATTTGATAGGGTAACCCCACCTTGCTTGATCGAACGAGAAACTTTCAATGAAAAATTGAGAGAAAAACGTTCCCAGAACTTAATGGAGAAAACAGCTCTTATAGATAAGTATCTAAACGAGGCATTGCCTCTAGATGTCTTATATCGTAAGAGTTCGGTACCCTATAGTGAAAGGGCCCTTGGGCTCAGTGAGTTGTCAGGTGACAATCTGATGCTTCACCCACTAGTGTGGGCTATAAATCAAACTGGGTTAGATCTGAGCATTGCTCTATCAACAATCTGGGATGAACAAAGTCCCGACGTGTCTCCTGTTGAGTACTTGCCAATCGTGAGCACCAGAAGTTATTTTCATACTCCTCGGAAGAGAAGTCTTGAATATCTTGCTGGTGTCATCCTTGACGTCTATAATGAGTTAAGCGATGAAACAAAACTTTCATAGAGTCCTCGTTAAACCTAAGGTTTAGATAACGATACTAAACCGAGGATTTAGACAGGGATAGAATATGTCTAGATCATACTAGTATGAGC